GTAGATAGCCCCCTCAAGACCCAACCCACCTGCATCGCCAGGTATGGTTACAGTTGAACCGTCTACCCACGTTGCCCCCGCATCAAATGAAAAACCTAGAGTTACGTCAACATCCTCGGTAGTATGGCTCAAGAACCACCCAGAGAAAGTGGCAGAAAATCCCTCATAATCGTAAAACAGAGCAGGATCCCGTTGAGGGTACGACGGTCCCGTAACAAACTCCGAAACTGGGTACTTTAAAACCCGACCGTAGATGGTAGTCTCTGATAACCCACCTGCAGGCTCTGTTACTTTATACCTGAACGCGGCGGATGGATCTAACTCTTCATTCTTGTCGTTAATAACTACCGAAGGTTCAAACTCCGTTACGGTACCGCCAGGTCCAGCGGTCCACGCCTCCAGCCACCATCTATCTGGCTCCTCTGGATAGGTTCCTGCAGGGTATGTACCGCTAGGATTTTCACCGCTGGAAGAGTCGTCGATAATTGTCACCAGCGCAGAAGTAGGGTTAGTTGGGAGAAGATCTTGATTTACAAGTACGTGCACGCCCTTAGTCTGCATTACCCTACGCGCAACTCTCATATAATCAACATCAAACGATGCCGATACATTTCCGCGCAACGTATCTGTAAGTACTCCGATGGCATCGGCTTCGTACTTAAGATAATCCATAAATACATGGACCTTAAGGGAATGCCCCAAGTTATCCACCAGCGTATAATTTCCATCCCCTGTTATAGGAACCCATACCGCAGGTGCTCCACCAGGAGATCCCCACCTTAATGCTACCTGAGTAGAATTGTATTCAATTACAGAATCAACGTAGGTATCAATGTCACCTTCGATGCTCAACAGCTCTACACCTGGAACATCGTCAATCCATTTATTAAAATGAAGGTCCCCCACCCTCACGCCAAATAAAGCCACCGCAGCGTTAGAATCAGGAACCTGAATTACGGATCCACCTGAATCCAAGCGTAGATACCCGGACTCAACCTGAATGAAATCAGATTCGTGCGTAAACAACAGGCGACCATTATAGGCAGCTACTACGGTATCCACTCCACCTGTAATAGTCTGGTACTCAGCGTTTATGTGGTTCACTAAATCAGACAAAGATGGTGTAGGGTAGCCCGTAGCACCTGATAAATCTATTTTATACGGCTGACCTTCCAGGCTAAAATAAAAATACTGCTTCTGACCCAGCGGTAAAAAACTGAAAGTAGATTTATCACCCAATATGAAAGGATCCTGATCAGACGGTGGTCCCGGCAAAAACAGATCACCGTTACCTGCGTGAACAAGTTCACCAAAATCACCTGGAGACACACCCCACATTAGGGTATTCGTAGTCGGATTGTAAAACATCCGCATGACGCCCACGCCGGAAGGTACATCAGATTCAAAAGACTGGATGGTAACTCCTGATATGTCATTAGATACGTAGGTGTATTCGGCAGACCTATCCAGGAATCTACTATTGGCCAACATCTGCTGATCCAGTATCCAGTTAGGACCCCACATCCTGCGAGAGTATCCAAACGGAGGTATCTGCGTAAATTCTGCTACCGCAGTCTCAACACCTCTGAATTTTCCACCGTAGTCTCTAAACGCAGTCCTCAATTCCTGGAGCTGCCAGCGGTATGAATCAGTATCGAGCCCCTGGTTATTATAAACGCCAATGGGATCTCCAAATAGCTCAACCAGGCCGTCAGGGTGAGCAGTCTCAATCGACAAATTATCCTTAGTGGTCTGATAGTCGTCGTCGAGCCACTCCATGGTCTCCGCGTACGCAATCTGCCACAACGCGCTATCTCTCACGTTCAACCAGGTCGTAAACCGATTTCCACTTACGTTATTTATGAGAACTACAACGTTCTGTCCAAAATTCAAGAACCGGGAGAACTCCACATTCCCATTATCGTCCGACACCACCGTACCTGAAAAGAACTCGTTTATGAAAATACCGTACTCAGTGTTAGGCGCATCCGATTTTAAGCGCAAATCGGTATTTCCACTCCGATACGGTATAATCGTACCGTTGGCGTCGTAAAAAGGACCACCAGTCATAGACTTGATAATCTCTGCGTACCTATTTACACCTTCGAGCGCCATTAATACCCACCTCCAAGACCCCTACGCTCACCCTCTGGAGTTTCTAGCTGAGGATCATTGATAATATCGAGACCGATGTCGAATTGAATCTCATTTATAGCCTTAAGGCCCTTAACGTAATAGTACTCATACGCATCCGAAGATGTGTAAGACGAAATACCTACCGCCGAAACATCCACGATCCCCTCATAAGCAGCGTACTTTTTTCGTATATCCCTACTCTCAGGTACAATTCCCCTGACCCGCTTGTTGGAAACTACCACCGTATCATGGACCGGCTGATTCTGAAAAATAACAAAAGTCCTGTAGTAGAACCACTCAACTTTCAAAATATTTACGTCGTAGTCACTGTCCCCATTTTCAGAAGTTATCTTAAAATACGCCTGAGAATCCAGGAACTTTACGGTACTCCAAATGACACTACCATTCGCAATGAAATAAAGGTCAGCACCCCAACGTAGTATCTTAAGGGTGCATAACCCTAAAGACCATTCAACCTGGGTGCGCATTTCATCCGATTTAACACCTCCTACCCAAGATTCACAATAAAGCTTAAGCGCACCGGTAGAATCTAAGGTGATGTACATGCAAGCATAATTGGCAGCATCCACCTCCAGGCAGAATCTACAGACAACTATGGAACCGGTGGCCGGGTACGACATAGGTGTCGCCAGTATAGCCCTGACCTCGCATTGAACGTTACCCCAGGTAGCGGAAGATTTAATACCTGCGACATCGCCAGCAGATGACCCTGTAGACATCCTTAAGTGCTCGGGCCCTGTATACACAGAACCCCCTCCAGATGACAAATCAACCCACTTAGCTGTATCCAAGGTGGGTTCTACAAAAGTGTCATCCCATAGGCGGGGATCAAAACCAGATCCAGTGATTACAAAACGATTACCGCCAGGAGAGGGACCTCTGTCCGGATCAACCGAATAAATCTCGGTTTGAATTCCGTATAGAACCCCACTTCCGTATTTAAAACCAGCATAGTAACCCATGCGTAAACTCCATTAGGACGTTAAACTGATAATCAAATCCGCCTGGTTAATATAAGGGTACTGACTCGCAGAAACGTCAATATCACTAACACCTTCGCCGCCTTTTACGGCCAGCTTGGTGTATACCCAGTTATCAACCCCGTATACCCGGGAAACCTCGGCATCAATGTCGAATTCTTCCACATTGAGTCCAAGCTTCAACACGTTGATATAATTCAAAACACGATTTCTAACTAACCCCAGCACATCGTTAGGATTACCGGATTTTACCTTCAACGTAGCTTCCAACTCAATGAACAGTGGCTGGGCCCAACGGAATAAAACGTTGTTGCCCATTACATAGTACTCCGGCTGTCGGTATAAGCTGGATATGATATTCATCAAAGCGTTGTACTGATACGTTATCGTAATCGGATCACCAACTGCGGGAGTAATGCCGTTGGACGTAAACCTGATTCCGCTTCTAGCCTGAATGCTGTAGGCGTAAACACCCTCATTAGTAACTACCTCATAGTCCAGACCTTGAATAAAAACTACCCCACCATTCTTAACCGAAATCACTGAAAGGAGTGGTTGTTGCGGCACCGGTATCAATTCCGCGATACCCGGGTAGGTAGTATCATGGGTTGCAGTAAGGGGTGTAGCCCCTTTCACCCATACGTCAACTGCCCCGGCATCGTCAGTCTGACGAGTCAACTCAGGGTTATTTCCGTACACAACGTACGCGTCTTCTACGGATGCGAAATTGTCCAAACCGAATAGCTTCAATCCAGCGGGTGTAGCCTCTTGATTACCACGAACCTGTAATCTATACCGAATAGCCAGGTCATCGTTGGTTTCCCGTGCCAGACCAGAAGTTGTTGCGACCTTATTCGTAACATACTCAAAATCAGGAAATGGCCTCTGGAATACAGTAATCGTATTTGCGCCAACTGCGGTATTATCCCCCTTACCGACGCTCGATACAGTTACGGAAATCTCATACCTTCCAGTGTCACTGTTGTAATAAGAAGACGATGGAGTTACCAAAGGGCCGTACATAGTCTTAGACTCTATCGTACGGAATTGAACAGATTCACCGGTTTTTGGGTTTTGAGTAGTACCTAACGGAAAATTAACCGGAATAAATATATCCGCAACTGGAGGCTCTACCCTGGAAAAAGTAACAACCGCAACTGACGGTGATCCCGTCCATCGAAGAATGCCCTCGTTGTATACAAAATCGTCCAGATCCTCCGGATTGAAACGAGACGCGTACTTCAAACTCTGCAACTGGGACAGGTATACAACGTTGTCGGAAACGTCCTTAAAAACCTCCGCAAAGGGAGTAATAAATACATCCTGAACGGGTCCGATGTAGGTGTCCACCGTCGTATCACGGGAACCTACCGAAGCTGCGATCTTGTTACTAAAATCCGTAACTGTTTTTCGTAGTAGAACCATGCTTTTACCTCAGTGCCGATCCGCCCAGGGAGAAATTAACAGAATTCTCCATAGAGAAAAAATCTACTCTCCACTTAAATTTTCTAGGATCATCCGGATCTGGGCTTATGTACACAGGTGAAAAATCGTTCAAGATCTCGGATGGAGTCCTCCTGCTAAACTGAACCGAACGTTGTCGAGATTGAAACCTATTAATCGACCCACGAACCATCAATTGAAATTCAAACATGACAGGGTTTTCACCGGCTGAATCACTATTAGAAGGGGATTTTCCAATAATTCTACGAAGCGACGAACCTACCCCATCCGGGCGGATGTCAGTGGTAAGAACCATTCTGCAATCCTGCTTCAACTTAGCCTTTCCACTGACGGCCTCGTACCCGTTAGGAGTCGATCCCCTGACAAGATCACCGTTTTCAATTTTGAAAGTCCAACTCATGGAAAACCTCTAAAAAAATTATTCTACAGTAGCATCCAATGCATCTGCAGTCTCCATTTTAGCCCAGTATAACGCATCATCAATTGACTCTACTAAAGCAACGAGCTCATTTTTGTAGGCCACCCACACTTGATAAAGAGCCTCAATCTCATCCCGGATCGATAAACCCGACTTGTAACGCTCCCGGTAGATAGAAACACCTGACGTGGCCGAATCCAGCAGGGCCAACGCGGGATCAGTGATCAGTGCATAAAATTCAGGACAAATATCCCTATAAGGTCCCAATTCCTCAGGAAAAAGTAGCAATTCCTTGAGGGCATTTACCGCAGCCTCATAAATACTCCAGGCGATCTCCTCTGCCGTAGCCAATATATCCAATTGAACTAATTGAGCCTTCAACTGCTGAATATATAGGTCAGCCGCAGCGATCATAGCCAGAAGGATCGCTTTCAATATCTCCAGGGCGGTAGCCGCCAGAGAGTATAAAAAATCAAGAATACATTTCGCCACGCTCAAACCGGCGATTGCTGCTGCTCTATCTACATCTTGCGGATTATAAGCCATAATTACCTCATATCGCCTTCGTTACCTGAGTTTTAGACCCCTCGAATGCACCCGCAGCCGTCGTAGCAGCAACTCCGATAGTCCCAAAACCCGCCGCCAGCGGTGCCAACGGCGTTCCCGCTAGAGAAGTGGCGAATCCATTCATAATGGCTCCAAGGGCGTTCATAGCTGCAGTGTATGAGGGCCCAAAAACATCTGCCATGATCAAAGAAGACACTGCAGCGGGACCCCCCAACTTGAGAGAAGGTGCCGTAAACGTAAGGGCCCCGGTGCACGTCAAGTTGCAAGGACTGGCCCCTAGGGAAATGCTACTGGACGCCAGACCAATCGCAGGGGCGGTCAATGTAAGCTTTCCACCGGACTTAAAATCCATCGTAGCACCTGCCGTCAGCGAATAAGCAGCACCTACCAGGGTATCAGATTTAGCACCAACGGTGAGCTTATAAGTAGCACTACTGGTAATCTCCGTATCTTTATTCAAGATGGTCCACTTAGCTGCAGGTGTCGTCCATCCGAGCCCTATAGCGGTAGTAGCCTCCATCCCGTAATTACCCAAATTATCTACTACCTCACCCCACATCGGAACCTCTCCCGTAGCATCGTCGAACACTTGGCGTAAAACACGAGTTCCTAATCCCGTTAACGAGGTAGATAAGGACGGGGTAAATAGTGATGGCGCTGACGGTAATTTGTTAGTCTTATCGTCAATTACATCACCGATAGAAGTCCTAACTGCGAGTATTCCATTTGGTATCGCAATAGAAGATCTTCTAAGGTAATTTGTATGTTCCTGGCCTGCAAATCCCGTTGATACGTCATATACAGGCTGCTCCTCTAAATCACCTGGTGCCATAAATCTCATCGCAGAACCATCTCGAATTTGAGAATTGGTTCCGTAATTAGTTTGGATATAATTAGATCGTATCCTAAGCGCAGGAGCCGTAGGGTTTCCATCCAGTGTTATAGAAATAGCACTGGAAGTAAGGCTCAGCTTCTGCCCGATATACAAGGAGCTGTTCCTCGCACTCTTGAAACTCCAATCACCGGGCTTCAACTGCTTACCCGAAGTTTGCCCCCAACCGATACCGCCGATGTCCTCAGTAATGCGGTCCCACCTATCGAACTCACGAAACACAAAATTACTATAACCCAGTGTATAGGGCTTGCCGCGCACATCAAAAGCCAATAAAATTCGATCACCTACTTGAGGAAAATAAACCCCCCACGACGCCTGACCCGGTTTTGGTTGTCCACTCTCTACAGGGAAGGAGGATCCCATTATAGGAAAAGATACCTCCTGGTTAGAACTTCCGCCGTTGGGGAATTGTACGCTAACTGTACCACGAGACATATGAGTATCCTTAACAACTACCTCATGGATAGCGGAATAATACTCCCGGTAAAACGTGTGCATCGCTATATTCTGGTTAGCGTTACGATTTCTTTTATAGCGTCCTACCATTGCTTTCCTACCAACCTATTCCTTAAAAAACTCATCTGATGTTACCTTAAACTTGTTGGGGATGTTATTCTTTTTAGTATTCGTCAACGCCCTAACGCTAGTATTACCGTACTTCTTCTTTCGTTCGGCCTCCCTGCGCTTTAACTCTTTTTTCTCATCCTTAGTCAACGGCCTATCTAACAACTCCTCCCACTCCTTAGTGCTCTCTTTCTGCTTTCTAGTCTCCTCCTCAGCCGCAGCCTTACCGCTTCCGCCCTCCGCCTCCGCCGTCTTAAAAGCCGCCACCAATACCTCCCGTTCTTCTGCTGTAAGGTCTACTAGCTCTGAGGCCAACAAGTTAGTTACGCCAAACGTCTTCTCCAACTCGAATACTAGCTTAGCACGCTCCTCTGAGGCACTCTTCTCCACATTATAGGTCTGACGATCCTGGTAACCCACTTTTTCGGCATTAGCATTTTTTTCTAACTCCAACAGACGCTGATAATCAAAGGGAGAAGAACCTCCAAAAAACTCCCAAAGCTCTCTCTTAGTACCCTTCTCATACCTTCCGGACCACGCCTTCACATGACTTAGATTAATAGTAGTTTGACACGCGCTATTCACAGAAATGCTGTGCTGACAACTTACGATGTTAGCCAGGTAATTTCTAGGTCTCCAGTACGTTGGTCGATTAACCATCAAACCGAAACGTGGTAAAACCTGTAACCCTAAATTTCGAGCATCAGCATTAGCCTTACGTAGCTCTACTGCAGCAGTTAGCTGAGCAGACTCCGGGGATGTGACTGAAATCCAAGGCGTAACATCTGCAGCCATACGGAAACCTAGAATAGCAGACAACCCCGGAGCAGTAGCATACACTGAATTTACGGCAGAATCGTTTTTCCCTATTGAGAACTGGGATAATATTCTATGGTTGCAACGGGCTATGGTTTTAATGCCGGTGTCATTCAAGGTGTTGCTGTATCCGATAGTATCACTTCTATCAAAAGTGAATTCCCTACCGTAATTGTTCAGCTTTACTCCTTGCGGTCGATATAACATTCCGTTGGCAGCAAGTTCCAAGTCATTATAGAGTCCCATCATTTTATAAACATCGTCAGGAGAATACTTAGTAGAACCTGAAGCCCACTTCTCTACGTTACGACTCATCTCATTGATAACCTGTTCAGTCTTCGCGGCAATGTTTTCGTTCCACACAAAGTTAGTTTTTTGTGAAAAGCTCCACGGCTGGAAATCATAAAACGGCATCTCAAAAACAACATCACCCCTTGGAGTCGCATAGAAACAAAACTGAAGGGTATCCGCTATGTCGAATAGATAGGTTAAACGATCTTTATACTCCGAGTGCAAATCACTGCTTGCGCTGCGAATATCCTCATTCAAGGCTTTACCAGCTAAACCCATGCTAAGCTTGGATGGCAAAACCATAAATACCCTACCGTGCCCTACCGGATACGTTTCAATGTCAGTTCCTATCGTAGTTATCGTATTAAAAACAGTGCTGGATTCGTAGATATCACCAACACTTTTAGCCCTGTTAACAAGAGTCTGTCGCTCTTCATGCTTCATCGTGAATAGATCTTCGCTACTAACCCGGTGATACAAAAGATTATTCAACTCATGCAACTGCGACGTAGTGAACACAGTTCCCGTGGCGTATTCTGCAGGAGACGGACTATCCCCAATGTACACCGCATGAACCCCGTAAATTTCTCCACTTCTTTTAAAACCAACTCCACTCGAATTAACTAGAGGCGGTAAAACCGACTTACCGAACTGCGTTTTACGTTCTTCCGCGTAACCTCGTATCTTATCAACCCGGGTAAGGAGGGTCATCGCTTTAACACTCTCGGGGGTCTCTGCACCTTGAGTGGAGTTAAGCAAATACAGGAACGTCTCTTCCTCGGTCATATTACCGAGAAGTTCTAAAGTGTATTTATCCACCGAAGATTGAAAACTATCCAACCCGAAAAACAAAATCTCCAGTACTTCTTCAATGGAAAACCCTGCGAAAATATTTTCAGTTGGCCTCCAGTTAATCTCCGCTACATCCACCGCGTTAGGATCTTGTAAAAGGTTTGGATTCTGGGCGAATAAAGCACGAATACCTACGTCCCTAACTGCATCAGCATCTAGCTGGAAATAAGAGTATCTAGCGGTTTTTAATACATCAGTTCCACTTATAGTTACAGTACTCTCCAGGTTTACACCAACCTCCTCCGAATAACCGTCTACAAAACCCGTGAACATCCAATACCACTTCCACGGCTCAAAAGGATCTCTAAAAGCCACACGTAGGGGATCGTTAGGATGAAATATACAATCACCCTCTGCTAAAGGGTACTTATACAATTGCTGGAGTTCTTCTTCAGTGAACTGATACAGGTTGGCAGGATCATTTTTTCGGATAGCTTCGAGTATAGCGCTGGAGCCATTAATAGTTTCCAATGCCTTACCTTGAAGGACATTATATTTAATACGGTAGTGCCGAGCACCTGCGGTAGTATACGGCTCGGCAGCATGCAAATCAAACTTACCTGCGTATTGATCACCCTCTGAGTATATCGCGGAGTATGCCTCCTGTATAACCGGTTTCAGATCTGCGTACCTGGCATCTTCCTCTAAATTTCTCATGAACCTATCAACTGAATTACTACGCTCACCTACAGAATCACCCTCTCTTGGAATGAGATCCCTATAGTTGTTAATATTACGCGCCAAGCTCTCAACAAAATCAACTCTACCTGCGTTAGCTGCAAGCATATCAATGTGATTGAGGATGTATCTGTCGTTCAAATTTGCCAGACTTATTGAAACAGTTGCGGTAGATCTATCCATGCTACCACCCGACTGATTTACCCGAATATCAACTACATCGTCGCTTACCTCCTTTCCAAATATAAATACCCGGAAAGCTGGAAACGCAGCGCGATAAATTCCGTTCTGGGAGGAGTCGTTATTTTGATTAACAGAATCTCCACGTAATCGGTTACTATCGTCAATGCCTATGTAATCAAATGGATTCGCCATAATCTCACTCTATTGCATCACTGAAAAATTGGTCACCTATCGAAGCTGATACATACTTGAAGATGTCATCCATAGACGGGATGGTTTCCGTAGCTACAAAGCTAAAAGTATAGTTTTTACTAAAAGGGTTGTTGGCATCATCCGTAAACTCCAAAACCCTATCAAAATGACCTACAAAAGTGATCATCGCATTTCCTAAAAGAGGGGAGCTGTACATAAAGTAAAACCGGTTATTAAAACCAAACTGAGTATCCAGCACAGGCTCTGCAGTGAGGCTATACAAGTTCCAGAAATTGACGATTTTAGCGGCACCACCTAACGACGTAATGTCCAAACCCTCCTGGCGAGTCTGACGCTTAATAGCGTCATTTAACTGACGGATTGAGCTTCCACCTACGGTAAGATTTTGAGCACCGGTTCGTAAACTTATATTGCCAGTAGATCCTGAAAAACTTACGTTAATCACGTCGTTGTTTCGACCCTTGGCGTTAGTCCAATGGAAAAATACCGCCCCCGCCTGGGTGTCCCTACGTGTAATCCTCTTGCTCTGTGAAAATGTTACCGACTCCGGGTTCATCTTCATCCTAACCGGATTAATCCGGTTCTTTATCCGTTGATCAGATGTAAAAATGAAGGGTACCCTGTACGAAACGTCCTCATACGGATTGAGAATACGGTCCAGAATGCGCTCAGCCGGAGGTACATACGCACTCCAGTCGTTGGTAGCATTCTCTTTAAAACCCTTTTCCGCTGAATCTAAAAAACTAGCCATAACCGCACCTATCTGCGCTTCTTGCGCTGGTTGGCCTTACGCTTCTCGCGTAGCTTAGCCTGATCAATCTCATACTGTGGACTCTCTTTATACGCCTGATAATTCTTAGCCCAGAAATCCATAAACGCGCCCTTATCAGCAACAGCGCTAGGAGCTCCCCGCTCTCCACTATACGTTACAAAAGTACCGCGCTTACCGTCTCCGGTTCTACGAGGAGTTGCAGTTGTAATAGTGCGATTCTTGTGATCCATACCTTCAATGGTACGAGCAAACTGACTGTCTGCGTATAGGTGTTGGAACCAGCGAGCACCATGCGTAGGATCTTCATGCTTACCCTCCAACAGCTCCCGAGCCAATTTTAAAGCTTTCTTACTAGCCTGCGACTTAGATGCATACGGACGCGCACCACCTTGCTCACCAAAACCTAAGTCCTTACCCTTACGCTCACTGCCAGTAATAACGTCGTACATGGTATCTCCGTACTTACCAGAGCTCAGTCGGTTTAAAGCGGTCCAACCTATCGCCACCGCCTCCTTCCCCTGAGGTCGGTGTATCGTCTCAGTTTCCAACATTCGAGCAAATGCAACCAAATCCAATTTAGAGTATCCACCCACAACAGGGCTATTACCAATAGCCTCGGCCTGACCACTTCCGAAATCATAACCGCAACCAGGGCAATTACCAGAAATGCCGATAGATATATCACCATCCCTGTTAATACCCTTACTACTAACCACAAGGCCACCACCGGATTTACCGCCACCCCCTGCACCGCCTGACCCCGGGGACGAACCAGGGGGTGTCCCCCCGCCTAGACCCTCAGGTCTAGTAGGCTTAATACGAGGAGACCTACTACCTATACCTCCGTACATTTGATCACTAGCGTATGACTGAGGAGCCGCACCATTAGGTCCACTAGAACCACTAGATGCGGTCTCCTTCAACAAATCCCTGATCGCCTGGTCCTCTTTACCAGATACCTGAGAAGCACCTACTGCGCCTCCGCCTGTAGCCCCTTGCGACTGGTAAGGGTTAATAGGGTTTCCGCTTGGATCCAGGCTAACACTGTTATCGACCATAGCGGCTTTTGCTGGATTAAATGAATACGCATCGGCCAGAGCAGTAATAGAATCTCCTAAAATATCTGAACCCATCTTCTTGGCAGTAGCGGCCATCTGACGGATCCCTTTAAGCGCAGTGGCACGGTCTTCCTCACCATTACCCACTATTTTCATTATCTCATTACGAATCGCAGTGTTACCTTTATCGTTTCCAGTTATCAGGTTAGCCAGAATAGCTGGAAGCGCCTTAACGTACGCGATCATTAAAGCGATACCCCGGACAGCCATCCCCAAAAGACCTTGACCTAGCTTAGCAAGACCTTTTAAAAAAACGTTTAACATGAGATCGAACTTGTTAGCCTTTTTTGATTCCAAGGATAGCGACTTGCTAAGAATCTCCATATTCTCTTCAGTCGCCTTGGCCGCTTCCACCATCTTACCCTGCTTGATAAGTTCTCTTACTTCCAGGGCAACACGAGCTCCTTCAAACTTCCACCCCATACCATTCTCAATTAAATAACGAGCCTCGTTAACATTATCCCCCGTTGCGTTCATGGCTAGGTCAGCGGCGATTTCAATAACCTTGAGAAACTCGTTGACCCGATCCTTACCGCTAACCTTCGCAAACCCATCCAGGAGCATCTGTCTAGCGTCTAAGTCAGTGAGACCCTGTTTTGAATACAACCTTTCAGCAATGACGATCTGCCAGCCCATCTCCATGCTCGTCATGCCGCTTGCAATATTCTGAATACCTTCTGCTGCAATCCTGCCCGCAAACTGCTTAGGAACTCCCATTTTAGCAAAAGATTCAGTAACGTTATTGTAGATGTCTACTACGTTATCGATGTCTATTCCCATCCCTACCAAAGACTTAGAAGCGGTCTCTACGTTCTTAACAAACTGCATGGTACCGATGCCGGACTGCTTTCCAACCATGTAAAACCTGACTAGAGAAGACTGCGCATCCTCTACGCTCTTCCCGTAGTCTGTCATCAATGAAACCATGCGCTTTGCGGAGGACCCATCCGCTATTTCAAACATCTTATCCAATGCAAAAGTTACCGAATGTGCACTACTCTCTACATGCTCAATCTCTTCACCGGTTTTTTTGAGCATGGTATCTACGCTAACACCTCCATCCACAAATGCCTGCGCAACGTCCTGGACACCCTTCTTATTTATGCCAAGGTGCTTTTGTAAGTACTCCTGCATGTGGCTCAATTTAGCGGTTCCACTGCTTACTACACCGCTAACGGTGCTTCTGTAGGATGATATCAGTATGTTTTCAATCTCACCGGCTTCAGCCTGAACACGTTTGGCATCATGGTATCCGTACGCCATAATGCCGATAAGACCTGCCCCAATCGCACCCCATTTAGGTAATTGAAGCTTACCAAGCATCCCCCCGATCTTATTCTTTAACGCACCGACCTCACCTTTAGCGTAACCCTTCAAGCTACTTGAACCTGGGATGCTACCCTTCCCCTTACCGTCCTCCATAGCCTTAATACGCTGCTTTTCTAACAGGCTTCGAGATTCGTCTGATAGTCTCCTGAATTGTGCGTTAGCAGACTCTACCGCCTTATCCGCACCTTTCATCGACACGCCTACTGCGGAAGATACTTTTTTAAACTCCCCAGACATGCTGTTAATGTAAGCATCACCCATGCCCGCACTTCTAGCAGCCTTCCTGAAATCCTCAGAGCTTACAGCCTGCTCAGATATCTTTCCTAGACCCTCACTCAATGTAACACCAAGATCATCAGCCAACTTCGAATTGTAAGTAGATACCTCCTGGAGAGTTTTACCTAATTCGGTGAACTTAAATCGTATTGCGTCTAGCTGACGAATATCAACTATGGTGTTATCAATGGCCATTAGTTAGAATTCTCCTCCTGCTGATCCTCTGACCCCGTAATCCAATCGATTATACCGTCTGAACCGCCTGCAACCTCCAGTTCGATGCGCTCGAAATAAGTAGGATACATGTCGCTCGCAATTGGAATATCTACCGTCGCCTTGTCGGGCCCAGTACCTGTAGGATCAACAGTATCATATTCCCAAATTTGACCGCTACCCTGTTGAAGGCGCTTGGCATCTTCAGGGCTAAATCCCGCTTCAATTAACGCATCATGGAACGCCCATGCCCTCGCCTTAGTGAAATCACCTTGAACGTTGGGATGGCCTGACGACCCCCTTCCAGACTCCCCTCCCAGTAGTCCACCTGCCTCTGAGGTTGAACCATACCCTCCAGCCATCTTGTATCTGTACGCTAACTCTGCGTCACGTGCGTCTTGCATCTTACGCATAAGCTTCCAGTTTAGGTCCTTTGTATTCCCTGAACGCTTAGCATATGAAAGTTCTGGAGCGAAAAACTCTTTAATAGCTTCGTAGTATTCCTGCTCGGTCAGTGGCCTACGCGTTTGGTATCGTGAACCCCAATCCCCTCGACCCGCAGGTCTAACGTCGTACTTTTCACCAACTACAGCAGGTCCAGAAGGTGTCATGAGGTCTTCAAGCGGTGTACCCTGTACCGCTAAAGTAGTAAGTAAGTTAATAAGACTTCCTGCGGGTGGAGTACCACCTTTACCGCCCTTACCACCTGGAAATCCCCCCGGCGTTGTCATCTTCTTGTTAAAATCGTCTTTCAAGATGTTAGTAACTACTTGAAATGTTCCCTTAAACTCATTACCAATAACATCCATACTCTTTGAAAAACCATCCTTAAGCTTGTCCCAACTCTGCGACATATTATGTGTATACTTCGACACCTCGGCTGAAACCGACTGTGCGATAGCTTGACGATCTGACCCAGAAGCGGTAGTCCACGCCGCCAAGCTCTTCAAACCAACCATCATCAAACTTATGATATTTACCAGGATGGACATAATCGCTCCACCCACAATACTCATCGTACGCATGAGACTGAACTTAGTCTTTTCAAGATCTGACATCTGCTTACTTTCAGTTTTATAAGCGTCAATTAGACCCTTCTGCTGCTCCTCTTCCATCTCACTAAGCTTACCGCCTTCAGCAAAAAACTTACCAGCGTCCAGGAACAGGGTGGCGGTTCGGTTAGTAACACCTATAAGTTGCTCTGCACCTTCTATCTTCTTAGCGCGAGGTCCAACAATTCCGCCTACTATCCTATTATACATTGCGGTAGTTACCTTCTGTATAAATTCTTGAGAGGGTCCGCCCTTACGAGTTAATCCATCCATAAACTGGTTAATAAGGGAGATAGAGCTATCCCCTTCGTTACCAATTCCCATCTCCTTTGCTAACATTATTTTCATTTTGTCATTCAAGCCGCTGATGGCTGACATAAGGTCAGAAACTACTTCTACAGCTTGAGTACCTGCGTATTGAGAACTCAACCCCTTGGATTTAAGATAATTAATGGTTTTTTCTATAAGCTCACCCACCTCTAACGCGCTAACGCCCATGCTAGACACGGGATCCGCTGCGCTCAACGTGGCTTTTTTGAAAGCATTGGCACCTATTCCACTGCGTACACCTGCAGCGTTCATGCGCATTAAACCCTCCGCAGCAGATTCAGTAGTCTCCCCGTATTCACGCATAAGCGTAGTTATAGCCTCAATTGACTCCATGGACGAATAATTGAAGTGTTTTGCCAATCCGATAGAAAGCTTAACAATGTTATCTCCTACCATTCCAAGATCTTTAGAAAAACGCTTTTCCAATTCAGCGACTATAACGCCGTTATCCAAGGCCATCTGAATGGTGCCTTGAACCTCCTTACGACCCGTGGCAAAACTTCGCTGAGCCATCTCACCAAAAGCCGCAAATGAATTAGAAGACTTCTGCACCGCACTATCGTAAATGGACTCCATTCCGGTAGCGAAAACGTTGGTCATCTCACCGCGCTCAGCCTGCTTACGCTTAGCCTCCATGTAATTCAAAGCCATTGCAGCGATCAACGTACCTGTAAAGCTACCGCCGTCTACACCAGGTATCTTACCGGCTAGACCCTTAACCTCATCTCGAAAAGCCTGAAGCTCGTTTCTAACGGCTATAACAGTCTTAACCAATATCTTTTTAAAACCAGTTTGTTGTTTAGCCAACGCCTTCAAGTTTCGTTCAACCTGATCGTCAGCGTTAGATACCCTGCTAACCACCTCTACAGACTTCTTAACCAAAAATGCGCCGAGCCCCACGATTCCTGGAGCCGTAGCACTAGGACTACCCAACGACGCATCCTTTAACGCGTCAACCTGAATCCTAAGTCTTCTCATCTCTGAAGTTTGAAGGTTAACCAAATTCCCTACTTCGTTTAGCGCAAGGTTTGCATTAACCTCTTTCATATTCTCAGATTTTACGCTGGACCCTGATTTGAACTCATTCTCGGCAAGAGAGGATAACGAAGAAATATCCCTCAACGCAGAACCCAGAGAAGTATACGAAGCAGTAACTTCCGTAATCTGAGAATCAATCTGAGGTAGGTCTATCGATATTAAGAGTTCTTCCATCATGCCAACGTACCTGCCGGATCCAGCGAAGCGTTATCAACTTCAATCTTACGGGTTGCTATAGCAGGACCCGGGATAGTTATTATCCTCTCCGTAGATGCCACCGGACCTGGATCCTGCGTACTTTCGGCCCCTTGGGAGGGAGGACCCTCGCTAGAAGATGAACTGCTGCCATCCCACGGACTGACACCACCACCGCTACCACCACCCCTCTGAGATGGAAGGCCCTCCAACTCCGACTGGTCCTGCTGCGCCTCCTGGGATACCGCCTGCGATGGGGTAGGCATGGGTGCGGCTTTAGGCTTACCACCACCACCACCACCTCCAATACCTAGTTTACCTGCAGCCTGACTTATAATCGCCTGAACCTCTTCAGCACCTTTTCCTGCAGCATCCAATGCACCTCTAGCTATGCCCTCCCAGGTAACAACACCACCAACTTTATCAAAATCAGAATCCAAAACTGATTTAACAGGAGCGTAGTCTCCTTGAAACTGATTCTGAAGATGCTTACCTGCCTCCGTCGCCCCTTCAACTATCTGATCGATACCCGCGCCTGCGTGAGAAGATAACGCATCCATGTGCGTGCGCATGCTGGTAACTACGGCGTACATTCCAACAGGATTATTAAGATTGGCTAGAATAGCAGGTATTCCTTTGACCAATAACGCAAGAACCCCAACCAGGCTGACAAGAATTTTTATCAGCCCTTGGCCGATTTTAGAAATAGCCTGCTTCAATTGAAACTGTAACTTAGCCAGCTCAGATATTCTCTTACCTTCAGTTGTAAAAGCCTCTCTACCCTGTTTCATCTCCTTAGTAGACAAATCCTTAAGAGAATTAGACGTTGCAATCTTACCGGACAAGTCTACCAGAGTGGCGGAAGTTAGGTTATCAGCGCCTGTTAGCTGCTCCATCAAATAAATAGACTGAGCTCTGTCCCTTCCACCTCCACCAACCTCCTCGTACAGAGCCTGATAGAATTTTTGTAGGAACTCATCGTCCTGCCCCGCTGCAGCCCGCTTAAAACCATCTTCAATGTACTGACGCGCAGACCACCCACTAAGACCTGTCATTTTCTCGCCCAATTTTGCCTTGAGCTCCTTAGGCATATTAACCAAAGTATTAGCAAGACCATCCACGACCTGGCTGGCCCGGGCCCCTGCGTATTGCTTACTTAGACCCATCCCCTCGTAATGATCCTGGATAGTCTGCATAGTATCCGCCACAGTCTCCAGTTCGATACCATACTGTTTCATCGCAGAAGCTCCCGCTAGAACGGAATCAACATACTTCGAGATTCCCATACCACTGCGCTGTGCCGCAAAACCTAGCTTCCAGTACTTACGAGTATTGTCATCGATGGCACCGCCAAGATCCTGAGAGATCTTAACGATATTTTTCATAGCCGTACCTGTTTCAAGGTTGAAGTGCTTATCCAGCGCGATAGTAGCTGCCCCTAATGAATCACCGGATTTACCACCCTTACCAACCTTATCTATCTTAATACCTATCTGCTGATGTATATCACCAACCTGGTAACCAGCATCTACCGCAGCCTTGAGAGTAGCCTGAATAGACTCCCTCGATATCCCCATGAGATTGGCCGCACGATTCTGAAAATCTGCATAAAACTTTGTAGCATTCCGAGTCGTTTTACCGCGAATACTCTCTCCAGTGGCTTCAAATACATTCAGTAGCTCCCCGCTCCACTGCTTCAATCGATCAGGCTCAGTTACACCTACAATCATGGCAGAAATAAGACCGCCAGATATGGATCCGCTGGTTAACAACCCCTGGTCGTACCCACCTACAATGCTGGACATCTTACCTTTTGCAGCCTTGACCTCCGTATTAACCGCACTCGTTAACGCATTGGACTTACTCTCCATGTGCTTCATGGCCGCACCCATTCTCTTCTGAGACTCTTGGGCGCTCGAATCCGCTGAATCCGCCGTTAACTTTAACTCCTCCGCACGCTTCCCGGCGTTACCCATAACGTTATTGTAGTCCTGCATACCAGGATGTCCTGCAGAAGACTCTGACGCCTTTAGCTCCTTCAGTTGCTGTGCGATACGCTCACTGTGCTGAGAGAGGGTACCCAGGCCGCGTGTAGCCCCTGAGACGCTGCTACCTACACTACGTATAGACTTATTAATTTCAGGGTCCAGCCTGCCGATCTCTGCGTTCACACCTGCCAGCTTCTTCTGCAAGTCTCCAAAATTATCAGATGCCTCGGAAATCATGGTCTTGACGGTTTTTCCGTAATCCGTATACGCGTTAGTAGCCGCATCGATATCACGGACTAAATCGGCAAGATCAACTCTCAAAAGATACTGGTCGAGTTGCATCAGTCGTCCTCCTCGATACTTACCGAAATCTTTGAAGAACCTGAACCCTTAGTACCGTCCGGATGCGAGTCGTCGGATACAATATCAATTTCAGTGAAATCAGGCTCAACTGAACGTGACGCATCGATCTTACGAACCTGCTCGGAGACAAAATCACGCCGAGTTTGTCCCATCGTACGAGCCCCTTTGATAGGCCCACCTAAACCATCGTCGTTGAGATCGTCTTTATTGAGAACCAGGTTCTCTACCATCATGCGGTTGGTAGAATTACCCCAATTAAGTGCTGCCGCAACATCTTCAGGGGCATTCTCAAACGCAATATCCCCATCATCCTTCATGAACTCTTCCAGCTCATCGGCTGATAGCTCAGGGAACGAAGTCTGACCGGAATTAGGTCCACCTACAATCGGAGGTCTGAACCCTTCATCCTCAAGGCTCAAACGTGCGCTCTCCTGGTTTATGTACTCTGTTACCCTCTCATCGAGAGTCTTCAGAACATCCTCCCTGGCAATCATCAACGCCAGTGGTGTATATTCATCTGAATCCTTAGGCATTCTAAGAAGTCCGGTGTCTGGGTCCTCCATCGGAATAAGCCCGATACCGAGCATATCGATAACCTGACTCTTAACCCATTTCACCACAATCTGCATCTCGTCGAACCTCTCAGACGACTCCTTATTCATAGCCTCCAGCTCAAATACCCACTGGGTGTCGTTCATACCCTTCAAACGTGGATCCCCCAGGGTTATCTGGCGCTTGGAGAGTATCCGCGCCTTTATCTGGAGGCGCTGTACTATTGATCTCCAGACGGGGAAGGTTCGGTCCCAGACTCGTCCGTACTCTCGTCCGAAGCTTCCCCAGAGGATTTTTTTACGTTGTCCTGCGCTTCCTCCCTGCGCTTCTCAAGCGTGGCCCAGTGCAACCACAATTCCTCAATCTTATCAGGAAAACGATCAGCCAAAAATTGCATCAAATGCTCTGCTGCAAAATACTTCTGGCTGTATCGGCCTTTACCTTCCAGGATGGAACGTACCTGACGGCCCTCCTCAGTGGCCTCCCATTCTTTAGAAAAGAATTGGTAGACACTGATGCCATCAATTTTACGAATACCAATAGCCAACGTTGGAAGCCTCCATGACGACATCGTAGATATCGTGGATCCAGTGTTAAGAAAGCTGTTACGCCAGTTGGACTCCTCTTCTGATAACAGTGATATTGTCCACTGATGTCCGAAAAGAGTAAAAGTCTCTTCCAGGGTTTCACCGTCCAGCTCTTTAGCTAGATCCAGCAATAGAAGTTGAGGGGAATTCTTGTCGATAGTCACGGCTTTCGCTCCATTCTCCCGTAATAACTATACGGGGTTATCGGTCGTTTCCAACCACTCTACAACAAGGGTCTTACTTTTGCATAGACCAGAGTTGCGTTAACGTTCACAATTCTATCTCCTGTAGCAGAAAGTTGTCTTCCCAGGCTGGTAAACCAACACCCGGAATACCACAGCTTCTCTACATAAATCTCTAGCGGCTCACCGTTTTTATCATAACCGGTTCCAACTGTGCTTTTATCAACATTAGAATTACCAAGATCCAGGGCCTCGCGAACACCCTTGTTGCTGATACTGTTACCAATCCGATTCAGTTGAGTAGGTGCGTTCCAGTTTGACAGAGTTTTTCCAAACTTTCCAGGAAATAAAGGCTCCTGCGGAGTTCCATACTTGATCCACTTTTCCTCGATGTCGATTGGGTTAAACTGATCAGTGAGCATGTAAAGTGGCCGGGGAGCCCCCCAGATCTCCTCCATCTTCTCTACATATAAGTCATACCTACTGATTGATATGGTTAAACCTGTTGACACGCCGGGTACATTCTCAATAGGAGCACCCGTACCTACCGCATTTATCTCAAACTTAGGACGAACATCCCGCCCCTGCGCAGGAGCCCATGACTGAATGCGCCCGATCTCCCTGCCAGCCGCCTTGATCGTAAGAGCATGGCTGGTGCGTATTTGAGTGTAAGGGGTAGGCATATCTGCATTTTAACCAATTGGCCGGAATTTGGAGTACGTAATCGTGGCGTTAACCATGACAATACGGTCGCCTTGAGCCTGGAGGTTTCTACCCAACTGGCTAAACCAGCAGTCGTAGTATTCCAGGTTCTCCACGCTGTTATCAGGATTTACCCACTTCTCGCGCACGGTGAAGGGATTTCTCTGGTCTGTCAGCATCTTGAGGGTGTATCCCAACCCCCAAACCTCTTCCATTTTACTGGAGAAGAGATCGTATCTACCTACCTGAATAGTAAGACCGCTGATATTTCCAGGGACGTTCTCTGTAACAGTTCCTGACGTTTCCTGCTTTAGCTCGTAAGCATGCGTAACCGTCAAAGACTGGTTAGGAGCCCAACTCTGTATCTGGCCAACGGTTTTACCACCCGCAAGAATGGACACCGCATGGCTAGTACGAATCGAGGTTACTGGGGTTTGTACTGGCATCTTATCCTCCTACCCTTCTAGCTAGGACTAAAGAAAGGGTTGTCCACTGAGTACTCGCCAAAGAACCACTTCGCAGGATATCTCAGGTTGTACCAGTATTTAAAATAGAATACCCGGGGATCAGTTGAAGACTGATACACCTGGATGTCGGTCGTCGCGTCAATGTCCCGGGTAAACCCGTTGTTGTCTCTATACGGGGCAATCGTCCCGTTATTGATATTCGCGAGAATACCTAGAACGATCCATTTCTTAATTTCAGAAATGAAATCAGCAAGATCATCAGGAACTAGACCTTTTACGTTGCTGTCGAGCAACTTGTCTACCGTTACGGTAACAGCATCCTTCTGGGGGGATGCCGAAGGCTCGACGTACTGAATTACCTTAGAACCTCCGTTTTCAGTGGTAACCGGATCGATCAGATCAAAATTACCAGCTTCGTAGGTTACAACCGTAACTCCGTTGTCTGCCAGCGTATGGCGCTCACCGCGTAGGTAAGTACCAAATCCCTCACCCTTGAACCCTGCGATGGTCTTATTGATAAGAACCTCTGCAGGACCTGCCAGTGAAGTTGACAGCGCACAAACCGCAGCAGAAATGTAGGTACCGTCAAGATCAACCTCAACCTCTCTGCCGTCATCCAAGGTCAGAATGCGAGATGCGTTACCCGGAGCTACCAGAACCAAGCGGCCACGCCCTGCAGAGGTGTTACCTGGCTGCAGCGTCTGAGTAGCACGATACACGAAGGTATTCGGAGTATCAGGGTCTCCCACGGAAGTATCGCGGGCCATGCCAAACCAACCGCGCCGATAGTGCTTCTCCAGTAAGGATGACTGGTTAGCAACGTGGCGCATCTGGTACACAGCCGTTTCCAGGGAAGTATCCAGCGTAACTACCTCAGTAATCAGCCGATACTCCTCCGCAACGTCGATAGCGGTGTTGATTTGAGTCTGCGAGGGTTGACCCTCAACAGTCTGATCATTCACCTGGATGAGGTACAGCGAGGATACACCGTTCTCAAACGCAACCTCACCTGCAACGCAAAGATCATTCCGCAGGTAATTGCCCAATGTCAACTGAGTTGTGTAGTTCCACAGTTGGTCCACGTCATACACACGGTGCGCTACGGTGTAATCCGTGCTGGGCCGTACATAATCGTATGTAGTGTAGTACGAAGTTCCGAAAGCAGGACGCAACCCAACACCATTTAGGTTGTAAGGCTGATCGATTCCAGACCCAAAAATGGTCGCGAAGGCGTCGTTCGTAACCGACGCGAAAGAAAGCGCAGATGCGTACCCCACCGCAGCAGGGTAATTAGCAAACGGAGATGGTGCAGTAAACGTAATGGTATTACCAACTGCTACGGCTACGTGTGAATACACGGGGCCGTAAGCTGCAGACTCATTTAACGCAGAATTAACATCCGCGATGATACTGGCTGCGGTCACAGGGGTATTTATTACATACGCATCACCGGAAATGAAGATGTCGTCAGCGAGCACCAGGGTAGTCAGATTAGTCCGGGATACTACAGTAGTAAACGTATTGTCAGTAGTGTTATGTACAACATCACCTGCAACAACATCCTGCGTAACAAAATCAGCGGCAGAATCAATCAACTCACCTGCAGAAGTGGAAGTGGCAGATCCAGTTTCCTTAGCTGCCAGAACTGCTCGAACTCGATACTCGTCCCCTGAGACGAAGATGTC